TCAAGAGGCTTTTTTTAGTAACTCTGATATATCGCAATTCAGAGCATCACAAATATCATTTAAAAGGTGTATGTTTAAATAGTCAAACGTGTTGTTACACAGCGCACATATTGTTGACGGTCGTGCGTTTATGCGTTCACACAGTTCTTTTTGTGTGAGGTTAAGCACTTTTAAAATGGACTTTAACTGGCATTTGATCATAGTGACCTCCTATATCCTTTTTACAATTAAAATAACGATATACGTTATTTTCGCTCTAAAAAAAATACTTCAACTTTAATAGTTCTTTATGATCAATTCCTTAAATTCTCCGCTGCTGAGGTTGTTCTGACGTGACACGGGCAGTATATCGAATCCCTTATACAGATCCCTAATGTACTCGTCATCGTTGTATGACAGTATAAACCGTCCTTTTATGCCGGCTAAGCATTCCTTCAGGCGCTGATGATCTTCGGGTTTAAATTTTACATCATAGTGCCTTTCTGTTTTGTGATAGGGCGGATCGCAGTAGAACAGTGCGCCGGGGCGATCATAGACATTTATTAAATTTTCAAAATCCTTGTGCTCTATAACAACTCCTGCACCTGTTTTCAAACGTTCTTCGATCTCTGTCAAATAGTCAGCCGATATGTTTTTCTTGTTGCACCCATATGTTCTTCCGTCAGCTCCATAGCTGATTTTTATCTGAATATAGAACATTGCTGCGCGCTGGATATCCGTAAAACCGCGCATATCGATCTGTGCGCGTATATCATCAAACACCTCTCGGGCGTTTATATACCCTGATATTTCGCGCTGAAGTTCCTGTCTGTGGAATCTGATGCAGCGGAAGAGGTTCACAAGCTGACTGTTCGCGTCGTTGTAAATTTCGAGCGGCGCGTGTTTATCGCGTGCAAACAGCACTGAACCACCGCCGCCGAATACTTCGACATATCGGTCGATTTTGTCCGGGAACAATGATATGATTTTGTCTGCGAGCAGTCTTTTACCGCCTATCCATGGAATAAATGATTTCATAATATAGATCCTCCTAATAAAAATGTAATGCCCTGATGCCGAAGCAAAAGGGCATTTTAATTCATCTTGTAAGTATATCCCAGTCACTGTTTTTCAGAATTCCTACATCGTGACCGTTGGATTCCTGCAGCGCGTGGATCGCGTTCATTGTCAGTGTACCGGCAATACCATCGGCAGCACCACAGTCGAATCCTAACGTGTTTAAACGCTGCTGTACCCAACGTGTCAGTTGTCCCTGATCACCGGGTTCAATCGTGTATCTGTAGCACTCTGCGCGCGTTTTTGTACCTGCAATGCCATCCACAGCCAAAGATGCGCCCTTAGCGTTTAAAATCGTCTGGAGTTCAGACATCGGATTTGTTTCTGTTGTGACTGCGTAATATCTGTAAAAATCATCTGTTACGCTGCCGGAAGTACCTCCGCGTACAGCTTCGTCGCCGTACCACTTTGCGCCTGTACGCACGTCAACGTGAATTGCAGTGTATGTACGGTCGATGTTGCCAATACCTCGGAAACCGATGCTTTGTGCTCGGCAGGCGATTTTTTTAGTATTGATTATTTCACCATCCTGATCATAGCAAATAATATCCGCGGCGTTGCCTTTTGTATGCTGCCCGTAGCCGTTGCCGCCTACTGCCTTGTCGTGATCCGAGCAGCGATAGCCGCTTGTAATGATTATCTTAGTGCAATCAAGTGCCCTATAAAGTTTTTCCAGTTTTAAAATCAGATCAGGATTGAGTTCAATATCATGTGATCTGCCGCACTTGCAGCGGAATTCTCGCACGTTGAAATGCGCAGAAAGCTGTGTTTCGTCGGTGTACTTGTAGATCATAAAATCACTCCTTGTTTTTGGCGTACTGTGTTCCAAAATAGAAACTTATCACAACTGTGAAAACTGTAAGGAACTGTTCCGGTGATATCATACCGCGAATGCTCTGCGCCGCAAAAACTGCGGTCAGAACAATCGTGACGATTGATTTCACATCGATAAGTTTCGCGATTCGTTCACTTAATTTCATACATTATCCTTTCAGTCCTTGATACACCAATATCCGTTTGTGATGTATTTTTCGTTGTTAAGCGTAATTATACCCATGCCGTCATACTGATAAATCGGTATATAATATGCATTTTCAGCCGCAACATTAGCATCACCAAGACTTGCGGCTGTTACAAAATTAGCTAACGTTGTGCAATTAGCTAAATGACGAGTGCAATTGTTTCCAAGAAAATTTTCTAAATCTGAGCGACACACACGAGGATTTGCTAACGAATCAGATTTGTAAGGTGCCCCGTATATAAGTGTGCCGTCACTATTAAATGACATGAACGCTGAATTGATTTTTATTGTTCCGTCAGATGTAAGAAACTGTATGATAATACCGTTAGTGCAGGCAAGAATTGTGTAATGGATTTCAGACGAACTGCTGCCTAAATCAAACGAAGAACTACCATCGTTATAATATACCTTGAGACCACCTAAAACCAATTCGTTATTATGTTTAATATGGCTTACATTTGTGCCTGATGATGATACAGCGGTAGTTATTCCTGTGAATCCCAAGTTATCTATAAATGCTTTTGCAGCCGCCGGAGTTGCATTCATAATTGATGTAATTGCCATTTTATTTTTTCCTTTCTTAACCCTCTATATCCGCCGTGAAACTGGCGTTCCCTATCACGCATTTCTTTGCCGAATCACATATCACCATTGCCTGACCGACTTTATCCTGTGAACCGCTTATATCAGCCACCTTTGCAACCAGCGTATTCAGCGTTTCGCCCACGTCAGCTTCAACGCCTTTTGCCGTAAGAATGCCTGCGAGAATATCACGCTGCTGGTCAATGGCTGTCAGCATATTGCGGATAGTCTCAGGTTCGCTCGTGCTGATGAATGTTTCCAGAATGTCCTGTATGTATGCCACACCTGTGCCCCCTTTCACATTTCCGACAATGTTCTGCCCCCAGACCTGCGCTGAAACGTTACTGATAGTAATTGATTTATCATTGGTCTCCAGCTTCACGCTGAACAGGTGCTCGCCTGCATCCAGCACTATCGGGATAACTCGTTCAGCCGATTTGTACTCATTCGCCGCAAGCGTGAATGCTTCTGCAAACACAACTGCCGCGCCGTCCATGTATGACGTGATATTTACCGTGCAGTCCTCTGCACCTTGCAGGTTTGCATTGTAGTGCAGAAACGCCCATGTAGGCTCTTTCGCGTTAACTACGCCGTCTGCTATCACGGTTGCCATATCTATGTCCTGCGGATACTCGTTCAGTTCCGCGACCTCGATAGTCTTGCCTTTTGTGATATTGATTTGCGTGCCCGACGCTCCCGAGCTTGCCGAACCGCCCGAAGATGAAACTGTGTTACTTCCTGCGCGCGGTACGCCCGGAGCGGTGAGCTGCTGTGGAGAACGGAACTGCCAGAAGTTTGAGCATATCAGGAACTTGCAGTCCTCGCTTTCCGTGATACCGCCCTTTACAATCACCATGTCCCCAATGTCAAGCGCAGGGTCGCCATAGTACTCGATCGTACCCGGAACCCAGCTCATATCACTGAAATATGCGCACAATGGGTACAGAAGCCAGTCAAAACGCTCCTTGTAGTTCTTATCGTTATCCCACACATATTTGTTGTCCGTGATGTTCAGAACGGCTGTAGACTGCCCCTGACCCGCCTGCGTTGCTACAGGCTCGGAGACAGTGTGTCCGAGTGAACCGGTGTAAGAGAACTGTCTGACGCGGTAATTGTACTCACTCAGCTTGATACTCTTGCGCAGATCTACAGGAATAGTCCGCACCGGAGTTTTTGAGAACCTGCGGAATTCTATCTTGCCCTCGCGATTCGCAAACGCAAAACCGCCGATAAGCTGCGCGATTGCCCGTACCTCATCACGGCAGTTTGAAAGATAATGCGTTCCGAACCAGTCGTACTTGATGTCAATTTTCTTTCCATCGCTGTCTGTAGGTAGGAGTGCATTTATTTCGTCTATGGTCTGCGCAAACTCAACCTTCGCGACCGTTTCGATTTGTTCCAGAACTGCCGCCGCGAAAACTACACCAACGTAGTCGTTGTTCAGTTCCGAATCAAGACGGCTGATGTGGTCAACGGCTTTCACCGTTAACCGCGAGCCGCTTTCTCGTTCAGCAGATGTTACGTCAAACACTCCCAGCGGAACTTCATCTGCTGCGCCGTCAACCGAAAACCACAGCCGCACTTCACCGCCTATAATTTCATCGCGCCGCAGATAGGGCACGTTCAGGATCATGCTCAGTTCGCCTGTGTACATCTGACCGATCATGAACACTTCTTCATCTTCAACGCAGCGCAGGTCTATGCTTGGATTTCCGACCATTGTGCTATCGTCAAGAGTGAGTGTGTCCCCGTTGACGTCCGTAAGAGTTCCTTGTATATGCTGAACTGCACCGCTTTCGATCGCCGCTATATATGCGGCTGATACCTGATACAATATCTCACCCCCCCTATATTTCGATCAGATTCACGGATAATTCTGCCGTAAAACCATTGTCAACGGTCGTTCGGTCTGACGGATACATCTGTGCTGTAACATAACTGCCATTATGCAGAAAAACGACAGTCTGTGTAAACGCGCTTACCAGTGAATTGACCTGTGCGATTTCTGCACTTTCGCCTTTGAATTTCAACGTCAGTTTATATGTGTTTGTGCGAATAGGGTAACGCAGCGCTTTTCCTGTTTCCGTGGAACGTCCTGAACCCTCTGCCAAAAGGTCGGAACATATTACACTATAGCCGTCTGAAAGCGGCTGTACGGCAAGCTGAGTGTCGTTTATGGACTTTATCGCTAACATTATTCACCCCTCCTTGCGCGGTCGCTATTCACGATTTGCAGCACTTCTCGGCTGAATTCCTTGGAATTTTTGAAAAGATAATTGATTATTTCTACGTTCATTCCCGAACGCAGAAGTTCAATAATGATCCGCAGCAGTTCAACTATTTCACTGCTGCTGCCGCTGTCGCCGTCAAGCATTCCTTTCAGTTTGGACAACGGCGCGATAACTTCGGGGTCTGTGGCAGCGTTTTTGTTATCGCCGACCATAGCCAATGTAGGCGCAGTTGCAAGACCGCCCTTAGCCAGATGTGGGATCTCAGGAACACCTATCGTCGGCAGCCATGAGAATGGCTCCCAATCCATAATTTCCAGACCTCGGAGACCATCAAGAGCATCATTTATCGCATTGAACGGCTGGGCAATTACCCAGTTGATACCGTCAATCAACGAATTCACAACGTCCTTGAAAACCCCTGCGATGTTCTCAGCAATACCCGAGAATATCTCACCACCTGCTGAGAATACATTCTTGACCGCCTGCCAAGCTTCGGAAAATTTGTCTCTGAACCAGTCCGTCACATGACTGAACACCGATGTGATACCGTCCCAGACACCGCTGAAGAACTTGCCAACGCCCGAGAACGCGTTCTTTATGCCGTTCCATGCACCCGAAAAAGCATTGCTGAACCACGTTCCTACTGATGAAAATGCCGATGTGATATCATTCCAGCGATTCTTGAACCATGTTCCCACACCCGAAAAGATTCGTTTGATAGCTTCCCATGCCTGACGGAACTTATCGCTGAACCACTGGTCAATATCATCGAATATCTCCAGAATAGCGGAAAGCATTTTCGAGAATATTTCCTTTATTTTTTCGATACCGTCCGAGATTGCATTGAACAGACCGTCAATGATAAATCCGCCCATTGTTCCCATTTCCTTGGACGGACTGGCGATTCCGAATGCTTTCTTGAAACCGTCTATAAACGGTTTGAAGATATGTTCGTATATCCATGTACCGACATTTTTCAGCGCGTCAAGTATACCGTTGAACAGCCCGAGGACAATGTTTCCACCTGCTTCGTCAATTTTACCTGAAAAATATTCTTTTATCGCGTCAACTACACCTTGCAGCGCACCCCACAAAAGGGAAACTGCTGCGCCGATAGCACTACCGAGCAGCTCGAAAAGTCTGCTTGCGATTCCGCCCCAGTCAATGTTGGCGATGAATTCAGCAATTTTCGCGCCTATGCTTGCCCAGTCTATTGTCTGAACTATCTCTATTAGTGTGTCAAGAACACCCTTGAAGCCTTCAGACAGCGTTGCTCCAGCCTTGCCGAAGTCGAGGTTGTCAAACCAAGCATTGACAGCTTCACCTATGCCCTTGCCCAGTCCCTTGAAGTCAAAGTTTGTGACAAACGCGAAGCCTGCATCGATAAACGCCTTTAGTCGCGCGGAAAGCGCCTTGCCAAGTCCCTTCCAGTCGGTTTTCTTAATGGCACGGTTCAGACCGTCAGCTATACCCTTGCCGATCTTAGCCCACTTTATCCCATCGAAGAACGTGTTGATCGCCGAAGTGATAGTGTTCAGACCGCCTGCAACTGTATCGCCCATAACGCCCCAGTCGATATTATCAACAAAGCCATTAATTCCGTCAGTTACCTTGGAAATACCGCTGTTTATCTTGCTGCTCAGTTTTTCCCAGTTTATTCCTGAAAATACAGCATTGACACGTTCCGCAAGTATCTGACCTACGCCTGCCCAGTCTCCCTGCTTTATCGAATCTTTCAGGCGTTCTGCCCAGTCGGGAAGTTCAGGTTCGGTCATATCGATTTTGCTGTAGTCAATGCCGCTGTCAGATGAACCCGATTCATCGTCTCCGCCGCCTGACAGCACGTTCATTTCGTCTATGCCAGCCATGGATACCTTGGCTTTTTTAGCGGCTTCTGTCGCTGATTTCAGCTTCTTGGTGGCTTCCGCCGCCTGTTTGTAGGTCGTACCGAATATGCCCGATATGAACCCTGCAATAGACTTTGTGACCGCCGCAAGACCGCTCATCAGAGTGTTTAGCGCAGGCATTACAGCCTGCATTATCGGTGTGAATGCGATCGCTAAATTTGCCTTGACAGCGTTCAAAGAATTGGAAAACTGTTCGTCAGCCTTGGCGGTTTCTATAAATCCGTCTTTCAGGGCACGGAAGGCAGCGTACAGTCCTGCCATAACAAAAACGCGCTTGAAGGTGTTTTTCAGGGTCGTTCCTAATTTGTTGACAGGTTTGATCACGCTCAGCGCAGATTTTCCTATGCCTGATATCTTACTCCCGAGTGATGAAAACGCCTTTGCGCCTACGCTCCTTATCTTGCCGAATACTTTACCGAATCCTGAACCCAGTTTTTTCAGTACAGTGCTTGACCGTGTGTGCATTTCCGACCACTTGGCATTCAGACCGTCCAACTTTTTCTGCGTTGATAAAATACGCTGCTCAACAGCCGCAAGCTGTGATGTAGTCTTGTCGGACGGCTCGGCAGCGGAAAGCTCCTGCCACTTCTTTTGCAGTATCGCCATTTGCTGGCTCGTCATTTCAATTTCCTGCCGCAGCCGTTTTGCAGGACTTGTATTGATCTGAAACTTACCAAACTCCGCTAACTTCGCATTAGTTTTCTCGACTGTCTGGGTGAGCGGTTTCCCTATTGATTCAGACAATGTCTCAACTGTTTTTGTGATTTCGGCAGCATTGTACTGCACATAGTTTCCTGTTGATTTAGATATGCGTGCAGAGGCATTCTTCACAGCTTCTGTCATGGACTTTGCCTGTGCTTCTTCGCGCTCCACGAACCGCTGCAATGCTGCTTCAACGCCATTGTCAGTTACTTCCTTGACCTGCTCCATGGCTTGCTCAACGGATTCCGCAGCCTTTTTCCCGGCTGTACCAACGGATTTCTGAACGGCTTCTGCGGCTTGTTTGCCTATGCTGTTCAGCGGTTCTTCTACTGCTTTGCTGACAGCTCCGCCCAGCTTTCCAGCAGAACTCTGTGCCTGTGCCGTAATTTTTTCTATCTGCGGCAGAATTTTGTCCTTGATAACAAAATCCAGTGATATTACTCCGACCGATGTTGGCATGATTTCCCCTCCTTTCACAAAAATGAAGGGCACTCAACGCGAGTGCCCTAAAACATATTCTTAAACATTCGTTCAAACATCGCCGCAAATTGCTCAGGTGCCTGAACTGATTTCATCTGCTGTGCGCGGAAGTTCCGCCAGCCATTACGAATTCGATGTTCGTGCTGTGTGAAATTTTTCAGCCGATCAGGATTATTTTCCTTGCGAATAAGCACAGTCTGTCCCAAGGGCGTATCTTCCATTAATCCTCCGATCAGCAGCCGCCAATCAGAGTAGTGGAGCGATCCCTGCTCGCTTGGGAGAATGTGGTACTGCTTGGCTATCGACTGCTCGATCAGCTCGCGGTCGTGGTCAAGGTCGTACCACTTTTCTTCACTGTTCGGGAAACGAATCCTCGTCCTTTGGCTCTTCGCCCGTCATAGCCGCGATGACCAACTCGAAAAGCTTCTGGTATGCGGCAAACGAAAGATCCATTTCATCAATTTCCTTAAACTTCTCACCGAAGGCAAGCTCCAGTGCCTCGTCTACTTTTTCAACATCTCCCTTGGAATCGTTGAAAAGCTTGGTTACCTTGATCACCGTGTTCTTTCTGTCGTCCACAGGGTATACTTTTTCGCCGATCCTGATCTCCGGAGAGCTGCAAAGCAGCTTTTTATCAAGTGTGTACATTTTTCCCATTATTCTGATACCTCTACTTTCTTACGGGTTCTTTTTGCTGTCGTTCTTAAAGGCGACGCTGATGCCGCAGCCTGCGTCAGGTCGCTGGGGTAAAAGTCGGTTTACCGTCCGAGGCAGCGTCAAACGCCAACGGTCCGACCGCAGTAGAATCACCGCTGCACCACTCTGTAACGCTGATTACTGCTTTCATTGTCAGCTTTGCGCCGTCGGGGAACGTCCACACAAATGTTGTGGTAGCCGCCGCGCCTGTTTTTAGTGCAAGACCGTTGATGTAGTCATTGCCGGCATCGCCGATGTTGCGCTTGCCCGACACGGATATAGTGATAGACTTGCCCGTCATCAGTCTGCGTGTCCAGCCTTCCTGATCGTAGGGCTTCCATTCTTCGACGTTGCCGTCAATGGAAACTGAATAGCTTTCCATATCTGCGATAGTCGCAAGATTGCCCTCTGTTGCACCATCTCCGCCCGTTTTGTCAACCTTGAACTGGTTTTCATAACAGGGAAATACACCTGTCTTTTCTGACATAGTTAATCATTCCTTTCGATGTATATAATATCGGCATCTACGATGTACTCGCAGATGCCTTTCTCGTCTTTTCCTATACTGCGGATCTTGATTGAATTTGCAAACTTTATGATATGCTCCGCAGTCGGCATATCACGCAGTCCGCTGAATATTTCAGCGATCTCTGCCGCTTTTTCTTCGGCGGTGTTCGGATTGGTCGTCCAGTGTATCAGTATTCTGACCTTTGCGGTCTGATAGCTTGATTCTCCGCCGATACACTCACGGATCTCGGTCGCATCGCGCTGATACACACCTATCGTTTGTGTGGCAGATGTATCAATGCAGCCTGATGTCACCGATTCAAAATCAATTGAATTTGCGACCAGATCAGCTATTTCAATCAGCTTCAACAGTTTCATTCCAGTTTCTCTTTAAGCCTTTCTGTGTATTCGTCCAGCAGGAGATCCTTCTTGTCGCCATTGATATACGGTTCAAGCCAAAGCGCACCTGCGTTTTTGTTCTTGCCGCGCTGGAAATTGTATTCAGGGTGGTAGTACAAACGCCGCGCCTGCGGTGAGCCTGTAACAATTGAAACTCTGTTTTCGTCGGTATCAATGAATGTCTGATTATTCTGCATATCGCCCGTGTCAAACGGCATTGTTTCGCTGTTTACAAGGTCGCTCATCACAGCCTCCACAGCCTCTTGCGCTGACGTTCTTATAGCGTTTTCAACGCCCTGTATCGCACGATAATCCAATTTAATACTAACGCCCATCATATCAGCTCCAAACGTGTATAGTTTACTGTTCCGTCAGGATTCTTAGCCTTTTCAGACGCGTATATTTTGCGCCGTATGCCCGTCAGAACAACGACTTCACCGCTGATAACATCCGTATCGGGTGCGATATCACCGTTGAACAGTGCCTCACCTGACAGCGTTATTATCTGCTTATCGGCGGTTATTTTCTGCTTGGTCTTTTCGCTGTAGAAACATTTTCCCGAAAAAACGGCTGTCTGTTTCGGCGAACCGTCACGGTTCAGTCCTGATTCCCTGTACACTGTTATCGGGGTAGTGCATATGCGCTTCGGGACAAGCTGCGGATATTTCATTCACATCAGCCCCCTGTAACACAGTCCTGTCTGCATCAGCAGATTGTAGACCTTACCTGTGGTAGTAATGCCGCCAACTGTGACAATTTTTGAACGGTCAAAGCTCATCGATACACCTGATATGCTGTACGACGAAAGCGGAGATTCCAACATCTCCGCATTTTCGTACACAAAATCGATGTGTTTCTGCACAGCCTCTTTGATGATCTCCTGCTGGAATTCCGTCAGGTTTTCAAATCCCTTGCGAACGATTCGATTGAACGTCAGACTGTCGATCGCGCGGCAGGCGTCTTTGATGTAATCCTCGACTTCGTCCGCAGGGACATCGCCTTTGTACTCTTCGGGGGTGAGGTACATTACACCTCACCCTTTTTTCTTCTGCTGTCAGACTTGGACTTTTCAAGCTCAGCTCTGAGTGCCGCATTTTCATTCAGCACCTTTTCGTACTCTGAGTAGGCTACGGTAGCCTGTGGAGAATGTTCAACGACAGCGCCGCTTTCATCGATAATATCATATCCCTGCGCAAGATACGCTGCCTTTTCGGTTTCTGCGATAGTATACTGCTTGTTTGCCTTTACTGCCTTCATGGTATCCCTCCTTAGTACGTTACCACAATTGCCTTACCGCTGCCGGGAGCAGTTGTAAATGTGATCTTGCCTGTTGATTTGTCGTATGTGTACGCTGCCGATGCAGTGCCGTCAACCGTTACGCTGATGATCTTGTCAGGCTTGCCTGCGATCGTGAATTCGGTTGTAGAACCGTCGCCTGTGAATGTTGCAGCGAGCGTTCCTACGCTGATAATGCAGCCGTCAATGAACAGTTCATCGATTGCGAATGTGCCGTTGTACTTGCGGTTCTGGTACAGATAATTGTCTGATGTGCGGCTGTCTGAACCCGGGGAGAAAAGGTGGATATACGAGTACTTGTTTCGTGAAACCTGACACTCGGGGTCGATGAGAATGTAGTTGATCTGCTTTGCACCAACGCCCGGCTTGCAGCCGTCAGTGAAGTCGTAGACTGTCTTGAAACGTGCAGAGGGGACTGTAACGATATTACCGATATCATCAATAGAATGCACACGTCTGTCAATACCGCCGCCCTGCTTGATGTCCAGTGTTCTCTGAATACCCTCAGCATTTTTGAGGAGTTTCTTGAACGCTGACGTGCAGAAAAGAATCATACGATCGAGCGGTACGCCCTTATCTTCGAGTTTTTCGAGGTTGTCATCGAAATCAGCGAGGATATTTGCGATTGTCAGTGCGTCTGTCTTGACCTCAGAGCCTACTCTTACCGCTTCGGAGTACAGTTTTGAAAACGTGTACGAATCGAGTTCGGGAATAGCCTGCGTTTTGTCGAAGCGGCTCTGGATGTTTGCAAGCGATACAACTGTATCGGTTTCGTCAAAGTCCATAGGATCTACTACAAACTCGATATCGCGGTCGTGGTCTAATGTCTTTGTCTCATACTCGTTGCTGTAAGTACCGCCGTTAAAGCCGAGCGAACCGCGTGTGTGATCCTTGTAACCTGATACCGAAAGCTTCGGGATCTTGATAGACTTGCCGCCTGTGATCTGAATATCTTCGTTCGAGTGATAGAGGGGATCAGAAGTGGACTCCTGACCGTAAAGTTCCCTGAGCTGATTTGAATACACCTCAGCATAATTGATCGTGTTTCCCATTTTAGCACCTTACCTTTCTTATTTCTTTTTCCTTAAACCGAATGCACTTGCAAGACGGCTGCTGTCGGCATTTTCCTCTTTTTCGGAAGAACCTGCTCCGACCTTGAAGCCGCCCTGCTTCTTGCTGTCGCCGCCGTCTGACTTCATGTCAGGATACTTCTTGATCACAGCCGTCAGTGCAGAATTGATGTCGTCGTTTTTGCCTGCCTTGACATAACTCTCGGCAATTGCAACGGCATCTTCCATGCAGTCAGGCTTCACTCCCAACTGCATTGCTGCTATCTGGGTCTTTAGTCGAAGGATCTCCTCGTCTTTGGAATCAGGGGCAGCCACAGGCTCAGGCTTCTCTGCAGCTCCCTCGCCGCCTTCGTCCGCCTGCTTGCCGTCAGGCTCTTTCTCCTCTGCCTTGGCAGGTTCGTTCTTCGGCTCATCAGACTTCTTTTCAGCAGACTTCTCGGGCTCTTTCGACTCTCCCTCGGGTGGGGTCTCGGTCGGCTTCTTTTCTTCCTCTTCAGGAACGTTCTTCTTGTTTTCGTCCATGATTTTACCTCGCTTTCTTGTTTTTGGGTATAATAAAAACGCCTGCTGCTGCAAGCGCTGATATTCTGTTGATTTTTATGGTTAGCTGTGGTATAATCTCCGTAAAGGGGATGATTATATGACAAGGCAAAGTTGGTATTTTCTGAAATGCTGTAAAAAACTCGATGAACCGGATTTCAACTACAACGCAAAAGACAATTGTATCCGCAATGTTCATAAAGTTCAGGGCGGTATTGAAATCAAAAAATATACCAATGAAATTAGCAGCATAATTGATTACCTGTTAGAAAATGGCTTTCTCAAACGTACTCATTTCGGATATGCCCTTACACAGAAAGGTCTGCACCCAAATCAAATGGCTTGGGAAGATATCAAATCTTTTCTCGTAAAGAGCATTGCCGTTCCGATCATCGTTTCTGCCATTACCGCATTCATAACCTTGTGTATAGGATCACTGTAACAATAGCAGTTATCATACTTACACCGATAGAGCAAAGAATTTCAGCAACTTTGATGTTCATTTGCTCTATCTTTTTGTCAAAATCCTTATCTGGCATAATATCACCTGCTTTCATGTGGGTATAAAAATAACACCTGTTAAGGTGCTAAATTCCGATATTTGATTAGTCTATTGTCTGCCAATCTTCCGACAACATATCTGCTTGACTTGCAAGCCAACCGAGCTGCACGCCAGAAGTACCAACAAAAGCGATAGCCTTATTGCCGATAGCTTCATGCTCTGCGTTCACGGTATAGCCGTCAGCGTTGATATAGCTGATATTTGAAGCAAGCTCAATATACTGGTTCTTACCGTTCCAACCCTCACGAGCTGCTTTGTGACCTCTTTTTATTGCGTCAATCGCCTGTCCGAAATTCATTTTACTCACCTTCCTTTATCACAATGTTCTTGAACTTCTTGTAAGCGTCGAGATACCATTCCTTCTTGTCGCCGTTGTATGTCAGCTCATAGTACATACCGTCACACAGCGTACTGGAGATAAGATACTTCCAGTTCTGCAAGGCTTTGCACTTCCAGACCATATAGACATCAAAAGGCGGAACAGTATCCGTCTTGTCGAGATGTGCAAATATATAATCTCTGACTATTTTCAGTGCTTTCTCGTCCATTCTCCTCACCTCCTTCAAATGGGTATAAGAAAACCGCTCCAAAAGGGGCGGTATAATTATTAAGTTTGGTTCTGATTTGTGCCGAACTTTGCAAAAAACGGCTGTTTTTGTGAAGTTGGTTAAATTGATATGTTCCCGGACATTAAATCCGGTAACAGTGCATCTCTCATTTCTGCTAAATAGCGATTTTCTTCGTTATTAAGATACATTATATGTTGCTTCCAAATCGACATTATTGAAACCAATATGCTTGAAACAGCGTCCGAGCTGTTATTTTTAAAAGTAAATTCATTTTTGTTTTTTGTGAACTGAACGTAATCCGTCTTTTTTAACTTTTCTCCGGTTAATTTGAAAAGCAAGTCATTAAAATTTTTATCATTCTGCTCACGACTATACAATTCGGTGTCAAATCCAAATCTTTTTGCGAGCGTTTCATTGATAACTAATTTACAACAATTCTGCTCGTTTCTTACACGGTTAATGTCACTTAAAATATCGCCGTATGACCTGTGGCTCGGCATTTTATATACAAATTCTATAAATATGCTTGGAGCAAGTTTGTATCCGCTTGATTTTATATCCTCAATACTTGCGCTTTTTGAAAATTCGGCTTGAGCTGTTCTTTGCTTAACCGCCGTAAGTGCTTTTTCAATCTGCTCATCACTGAAAGTTTTAACGCTCTTAGTATAAATTCTGTTTGTATGGCTTGCGCCGCCAAACTGTCCTTTCTGTGCTCTTGTTTCTTCGGTGTATGTGTTTCGCATATCAACAAACGCCGTCATAGTATCGGTTTTATCGTTTCTTATATGAAAGAGACAAGTGCCAATACTTGTTGCTTCAAACATTTCGCCGGGATTTATCACAACAGCATTTAGCTTATTAGCCTTTACGATTTGTTCGACAATACCAATTTCAGCGGTCGTTGACGGCGATAAGACGCCGCACGGAAGTATCAAGCAAGAGGATTTTGCGGTATTTAATGCAGTAAGTACAAAAGCATAGTTCGCATTACTTGAAGGAGGAGCTCCAAAATTGACATAACGTTCATCAAGTGCTATAAACGGCTCAGGTGTCCATTTTATATTATACGGCGGATTTGAGATACAGACATCGGTATGTATGCTTCTCGGCGGCTTAACTTCTTCGATATTTGAATATTTTTCTGTCGGAGTAAGTTTATACGCTTTCATTTTTTCACCTTTTATAACATCACCGTGAATTACAACAGCAGACATATTCCGCATAGCAAGATTACAAAGAAGAAAAGGTATTACTCTCTCGTCAAATTCTTCGCAAACAAATTGACATTTTGAATTGAGTTGCCATGCCTGAATCGTCAGTGCTCCCGAACCTGCGCACATATCATAGCAACTTTTCGCATTTTCAACACCTGCTATTTTTACACACATACGAGCAAGAGTTTTTGGCGTGTAGTCCTGCATTTTCTCTTTTCTGTCTGCCATATAGTACTGAAATATCGGCTGAAGATTATCAGTTGATAAATCTGGAAAATTGCTTATCCACTCGTCAAAAAAATCATTTTTGCATGAAAAAAGCACCTGCAATAATTTTTGCGGTGCCTCAATGACATTTTCAATTTTTAAAAGCTCTTTAAAGACCGAGCAAAGTTCTGTAAGTTCCATTATTACCTCTTTCATGCAAGTTAAAATCAAGTGCAATCAATTGCACACGGGTATAAGAAAACCGCCCATTGCTTGGCGGCTCTTATCTGTTCATTTTTTCGTTTTTTTGATATTCTGTTTCAATATAAGCGTCTATGATTGCATTTTTCTTTTTTATATCTTCGGGAGCATCGGGGACAAGCTGGAATTTATCATCGAGATAAGGTTTTACCTCGTCATGGAGTTTTGCTATCTCAGGTGTCATTAAAACTCTCATGTTATCCCTCCTTTAGCAGTTGTTTCACTCTGTATTCTGTGTAAGTTTCATAATACATACGCATATAAAATCGTCTTGCAGCATATTCACTTACAAGAATATTATATCTCTTATCAGCCAATTTGTCAAGTTTATTCTTTGCTTTGTTATTGATGAAATTTACATAATCATCATAATTTTCAACTGTAACAGCTATGAATTTTCTTCTGTATTCTTCTGCGTCGATCCAGTGATACAATTCATGGATATATGAACTCAAATCGTTTTCGCTACAAGCGAGCTGCTCCATTGCTTCCGGCATATCCTGTGGCTTATAAACAGCCATATCCTCACAAATAAGCAATTGATTTTCAATCGCACGATATACAGCAACGTCCGTTGTTGCCATATCCTCACGACTGACAACAAGTATATTTGGCAAAGCACCTCTGTCCGTTATTCCCATTTTATCAAGTGCTTCTGAAATATGCCTATCTATCTGATGAAGCTTTTTAGGCTTAATATCAACATTCTCAGAAATATAGACATTATTCAGAGCAGTTTCAGCTTTGTGTGCTTTAACTTCGTAATCACGCTGTGTTGTAACTTCATCTTCTGTATTTAGCTGAACAGGGCGGTAATTCTGAGACTTATTATCAGGCTTTGGCACTACCACATCTGTATAACCTCTCTCATCTCTCGCAAGCTTACTCTCTGAATAGGTTTTCTCCTTTCCATAATCGCGCTTGAGAATAGTTTCACCCTCATCAGCATTGACCTTGTCGATAAACTCGCGAAGCTGTTTCTGTGCTTCTCGCAGCTCAGCTTTAGCCTTTTTGATATTGTCGGGGTCTGAAAGCCCCTCAACTTTCCGCTTGGCTTTGCGGACTTTGTTTTCAAGCCGCCGCTGTTCCTGTTCGAGCTTATAGCGCCGTTCGTTTTCTTCGTTATCAATGCTCTCGGGCAGTGGATCTCCGTCACGCCACAGCAGTATTGTATGACGGCAGTTTGGATGGAACAATCCCTTTTCTATCGCAGCACTCAGCAGCATGAACCATTTGCCGCAGTAGTTTGATTTGCCCCACATAATGCCGCCATGGTCTCTGACCTCGCCGTCCCACATAGTGTATACATCGTTTATGTAGACCCTGCCTTGCCACGGCAAACAGGTGTCACTGCACATACTGTACTTGCTGACCTGAATCGTATCGTAGCCTAATGCTTTGAACCGTTCTGACTTGCCCTGCAGGGACGCGCGTGTTGATGCCGAACGCAGTGCCATACGCGCATAGTCGGCAATATTAACGCGCCTGCCGTCACGGTATACAATGCAATTGATACCTTTGTCCAGAAAATCTTTTACTGCAATGTCTACAGCCTGATTAATAGTAACAGTACCGCTGCTCAGCGCTAACTGCGCCCTTACGATCGTCTGTCTGTATACGTCGTCTACAGTCCTTAGCGCTGCTGTTTCAGCGTGTTTTTCCAGATTGACAGTATCATCGATCAGACGGTTCAGTTTGGTACGGTCAACTCCAAAGAACTGCGGCTGATCGGTTGACGCGCTCTGTTCAAATTCCTTTTTCAGCAGTTGCTGCGTTCCTTCGTCGATGACGTCCTTGTAGTCATTCATGATCGCAGTACACTCACGGCGAAATTTGTTAATGCCTTTCAGCTTTTCCGCCTGCCACATTGACCATTCCATATCCTGTGTCTTTTCTTCGCTTTCATGGCGACCAAGATTCCGTTTCAGCGACTGTATCAGCCGCATCTCGAATTCTTCAAACCATTTTGCGATGTCCTTGAAGTCGGGCATCAGATCTCACCGCCCGGCGAAGGTTCTGAAACTGTCAGCCCCTTCTCAGTCTTGATCCGTTTGATTTCTGCCTCTTTCCACTCGTCATCCTTTGAGTTACCCCACAGTTCCTCAACCTGCGTTTCTACGGACATCACACCATATGCGGATGCCTTTCCTACAGTTTCTACGCGGTTATTGAAATCAGGTGCGGCATATTCACCGAACGAAACCGATGCAGCGTAATCACCCGGGTATCTGCCGCGCATATTGTCATAGGTTTTTAGCACCCCCTGAATAAGTTTCGGGAGTTCCTTTTCCAGTGCAGACGTTATGGTGTTTCGCGTGTTGCCGGTAACATCCTTTTTTTCGCGCTGAGCGTCTGCCGATTGCATTTTTCCTACATCGATACCCAACGTAGCAGGGGACAGGATTCCCTGCAAGCACATCATCAGGCAATTCATATAGCTGTTGTAAAATGCTTCGTATTTGATTTCAGGCTGCACAGTTTTGATCTCCGATGCCGCTTCATCTCCCAGTGACGACTGTACTACGATGAATTCAGTGCCGAAACTGTTCACACGTTCTACGCTGCCGTTGTCCGGATTGCGTGGGATCATGTCGCTCGGTATGTACTTCTGCACTCTGCCTGCTCTGATTGCGTCTATCCACTGTGAAATAACTTCGTCCAGCGCGTCAAAGCAATCAGATTTGCCATTATCAAAAAGTGATACGCCCCTGCCGGGATATTTTTTTGAATCATAGAATTTCAGGGGCACTGCCATGATGTAGTCACCGGGGAAGTCAATTCTGGGTGCTAACCGTTCATTACCGTTTTCATCCCTGTATCTTGGCATTTTATCCACCAGTTCGGGAACACTCCACAGCGCGATTTCGTTGCCCCGGCTGTTGTATAATCGTGTTTCTATGTATCCTTCGCCGTATTTCTCGTGTACTTCGTACACTGCGGATTTGACATGATATATGGTCTTGAATGTCACAGAAATCAGTGCTCCATGCGAAAATTCAATTTCCACGTTATCACCGCCGACAAATTCTACTATCGGATACGGCGATATACTTTCATCGACAGATATCTTGAACGCGCCATCGCCATCGATCAGGGTATCGGCAATAGCTTTGCCCACAAGATTGACAAAATCTATTTTTTTGTCGATCTCTTTCCAAATATCGGACGAAGGTTCTATATCATCAATGTCAGACTTTACGATATGGACGAGGGTATTTATGATTACTGCCGGGAGACCACAATGTATCTTTCGTACACTTCCGTTTACAGGTACGCTCGCCCAGAATCCTCCGTCTTTGAATGGGAGTTGTCTAAAAAACTGCTGCAGTTCGTTGGCATCTCCCCTGTACCATAACCGTGATCTGATTATTTCGATTTCGCGCACCATCTGCTGCTGGATCACAACAGTCTGCAGCGGTGCAGGAGTTTGAAGAAGCCATTCCCATACCATATTTCTCACCTTCGTTCCTAATCCGAATTTCACCTCATCAGCCTCCTAATTTGTACATTGTTTCAGCAACACCCGTTGTTGCATCGGGCGCGTCATCATGGGCATTCTTTCCCTCGCGCTGGTATTTGGTCATTGCCTCATAATATTCCGGATATCGGTCACGCCAGTTAATGGGATAGTATATGTGGTTCTGTACCCACGATGAATTTGACAGTATTCGTGCCTTTTTGTTTTTCGACTGATGAAACCATGAAAAATTAGTTATGTTATTACCGATTTCTCCCGAAATTCTGCGCACGTTTCTTGCAAATCCCGAACCGCCGTTATTTGATTCAATGACGGCATTGTTTACCGCAAACCGCAGATGTCTTTCGGCTGTTTCCTTTTCTGTCACTTCCATAGACAGTTTGCTGTAGAATATATCCAAAATGTACGCTTCGCGCTGATAAACACCAAAAATAATGCTGCACAGGAAATCCGAACCTTCGTCCGCCGTATCTGTATAGCTGTATATACCTTCGAGAGCTGGCGGTATTTGCGTATACGTTTTGAAACTTGTATACAGTCTGCCTTTGAGATCTATCGGTTCTTGCTGGTAGTTTGCGCTTGCAATGTCGATTCCCATTGCCTTGGTTTTGGCAATATATGAGTCATACGACAGTATATCAGGGCAAAGCATAACGTGCTTTTCAGGTTCGACAAGTGCTTTCATCTTTATATGCCGCACTTTCGTGCCCTGCTGTTTATAATGTGCCAGCGCACGTCCGGCAAGGTCATCAGATGCCCAGCGCGTCATGATTATGATTATCTTACCGCCTTCCTCCAGACGGGAAAGCATGGTGTTTGTAAACCACTCCCAGTGCTTTTCCTTTACGTTTTCGTTGTTGGCTTCCTCCGCGTTTTTTATCAGGTCGTCCACTATCATCAGCGAACATCCGAAACCTGTAGCTGTACCGGTAGGGGACGTTGCCAAGTAGTTGTTGTATCCGCCCTCCAAACTCCACAGATTCATAGCTCCGTCGCCGCGTTTGATTTTCGTGTTTGGAAACACATCAGAATAGACAGCTTTGTATTTATCTGCTTTTGCCTCTGCAATCGTGTTTCTGACGTTTTTTGAAAACATCGTTGACAGCGTTTCGTTATACGAACCTGTCATGATTTTAGCGTTTTTGTTTTTTCCAAGAACCCATTCAACGAAACAGCTTGCGGTTCGTGATTTGCCGTGCCGTGGTGGCACGTTGATGATCATGACCTCTTCGTCCGATTCTATGAAATCCTGAAATGCATCACACAGTTCCACGATAAACGCCCGACCGGGCATATAGAAATCAGGTGCTTTCAGATGACAGTAATCAAAAAATCTGCGCCGTGCCATTTCTTCTTCGGCGCAAAGTGCCAGCATTTTTTTATCCATCGTTGATCAACTTCTTCAGCTCCTCGGTGTTCAGACCTGCGAACGGATTAGACGTAATATCAGTATTTCCGGCAGTTCCCGAAAGAACCGCCTGCATGGTTTGTGTCATTTCAGTCTCAGCAGCGATCAGCTCGGCGTTGTCCTTCAGGAACCGATACAGTTCCATGTGCCGTTTGCGAAATTCCTCCGCCAGTTTCTTCCGCTGCTTGGGTTCGCTTGTATTCAAATAGTCTTTAATGAATGTTTTTAGGTCAGTATAATCAGACTTTTTGACAGCATCTTTACTGTCCTCAAACCTGCTCAGCCCCTCGATGAGAGTGCTGATACTTTTTTTCTTGATGCTGTTCATGCTGCCTCCTTTCTCGGGGTATAAAAAATAAGGGCATAAACGCCCTTATTTGCCGTCGTAGGTCTTGTGGGGTAATTTGTCGCCCGAATTTATTTAAACGGTCACGCACGCCATTAAACGTATTTTAAACGGTAATTTTCAGGGCGTGCTCCGCCATTCGGATTTTGTATCTTAAAATCCGATTTTCGGGTATACACATTTGCACATCAGCCGGGACGAATCAACCGTACTGATGTTGGCAAACTGTTTTTTTAGATCGATGTTACAGGCAGCGTGATCGTGTGCGGCTTGCCCAGCAGGGTGACACGCACCTTTGCACGCCGCTGCCGCAGGCTGCAGCTGACGATACTGTCCATATACTGCCGCAGAACACCCGACAGGATCATCATATCGCCTTCGGATGTGATATATATCTTTGATGCTTCAATAGGCTTTCCGCCGTTGCTGAGCAGGTCAATATATGCCTGTTCGTGTTTCTGCAGCGGTTCAGGATTTCCAAATCCAAGAAACCGCACAACGCCGGGGACGGATTTTATCCTGTAGTAATCATCATCTGTCAGTTCGCACTCAACGAAAATGTACTGTGTGAACAGCAGTTTCACTTTCGTGTGCCATGAACCGCCGTATCTGATCAGCATTTCTGATGACGGACAGGCTACCCTGTACCCATGGTTAGCAATTGCCTGTGCCGCCGCTTCTTCGCAGCCGGGTCTGACCTGAAGTACATACATCTCCATTTTCATCACCCTGCCTTTGCTTTTTCTTTCAGGAACTTCTTTACCTCTTTGAACAGTTCGGGACGTTCCGACGCCATAGCCTCGAAGATGAGGGACTGGAACTGTTCTGCGCCGTTTTCAAGAATATCCTTATTTTTGATATCGACCTTTCGCTTATACGCCGCTGCGCGTGTCAGCGCAATTGCGTGCTTTGACAGCGTATCGAAATCCAGATCCTTTAGCTGATCTTCATTCATCTGGCTGACCGCATCAAGCATCTGACCGCTCAACAGGCGGAGGATTCCCTCCGTTACATCCAGATCAGGATACTTTTCAGTTTCTTCCATGATCGCACGGAAGTTCTGCTGGCTCAGACGCAGCGCGTCCAATGTGCTCATCAAATTCTTTGCGTACCTGCCGACAGCGGCAATGGATACGCTCATGCCGTTCTGTTTGATATAATCGACAATTTCGCGGTAAAGAGCACCTGTTTTTATCATCTCATCAACAGTTTCCTTTACCGCAGGGTCTAACTGGTCTATTTTTGAATGTTTTCTATTGCCCATACTCAGACCTCGATACATTCGTCGATTTTGGCACAGGCAATGATCTTGATTCCCTCCGCTGATACTTTTGCTTCGATCTCGTCAAAATCAGAATCAGCCAACGTGGTGGGCTGTTTAGACCGTATGCTGCGCATTTTTATGTATCCACATTCCGACAGGTAGTTCACGGAATCCCTCAGCTCAGACTCTGCTATGGTCGGCTCAAGTGCGTACCGAAGTTCCGAAAGTGACACATACTGTGTGCGGAGCAGGTTGATTCCCTTCAGGACTACCCCGTTATTGCGGAAGAACTTCTTCTGCCTTATTCTTTCCGTCATTTCTTTTGCTTCCAACTTTACCCCTCCTACTTACTGCAATAATTATCGATTTTACTTTCCAGTCTGGTCATCACCCGGATAAAATCTTCGTTTTTGGTCGTATGCTCTTTGATATAGTCGATGTTGTCCGTCAACTTCTGCATAGTTGCCTTGATCTCCGCGACTTCCGCTTTCGTGGCGTACTTTTCGGATAGCAGGTACTGTGCCTCTCGGCTGTCTTTGACATCGGTTTCCAGTTTGTCTATTTTATCCATTGTGCGTTTCAGGAAGTAGCTGATGATTCCGATCGCAATTGTTATTCCTGTCGTTATAATGAAATAAATCAGATTTCCTGTCATGTAGTATCACCCCTAACCCCTAAAAGAAAAAGTAGTATAACTCGGGTTTCTGCCCTCATTATACTACTTATCTGATTTATATGGAAATAGTGATTTTATTTTTATGGCTGTGTTTTTAATCATTAAAACTTAACTGCCCTTCCAGTGCCTTGCCGCGGAGCTGCCGCCGTTTTTCTTTCACTATCTCTCTTATCGTCATTTCTGATATTCCATATTCACGGGATAGTTCCTTGTAATTGCTGCCGTTGAATCGTTCGTTCAGCTCCTTGTCTCTCAGGTCTCGCAGAACGGAATCGACCTGCTGGATATATAGCTGATTGCCGCCATAGTGGTGGATCAGTTTTTTATACGCCTCAAGCCCTATAATGTCCGCAAGTTCGCGCTGATCCGGACGGAGCTGCTCAGTGCTGGAAAGTTTATCGATATCCATTATTCGCACCTGCCTTTGCTGCTTTGCGTTCTGCCGATCTGACATATCGTTTCAGTTGCTCGATCAGTTTCGTGCCGTCATCAAAATTTATCCAACGGAACGGATCGGTCTTTGAGGCTGTAATTCCCAGCACCTTTTCGATCGCGCCGATAAGTCTCTCGACCTCCGGAACTTCTTTAGGCTCGATCTCGTCCAGACGGTATATTAGTGACCATGCCTTTTTCTGCTGGGCGGCGGTCATCATTCCCGGAACGTCTTTCTTTCTGCTGCGCTTTTTCGTTACATTCGGTGCTGATGATCTCAGCCGGCTCTGCAGCTCGCGCTGAACTGCATTAGCCTCAGCCGCGGACAGTTCGCTGACGTGTTCCTTGCCCGTTAGTCCGTAGACCAGTTGGTGAAACGCATCCTCCTTGATGCCGCGTTCCAGCAGCCCAAGCGCAGCCGCCATTGCGTACAGTTTTTTTGTTGTCGCTGCCATAATATCACTCCTTTAACCTGTAATTTTTGCCGCGATCCTTGGCTATTATGTATTTGTTGCCTCGTGCCGCCTGAATGATCCGACCTCCCAGCGCTTCATCGATGTCCAAGATCCGGTTAAGATCCATTTCTGTGGAAATTACTGTCATGCGGTTAGTTCGTACACGATAGTCGATCAGCTCGAATGCCAGTTTGATGTCTGCGTCATTAATGTTATTCTGTTTGAACAGGTCATCGATGTACAGGACATCGGTTTTCTTGAAATCGTCCATCATTTGTGTATAGTCCTGATCATTGACCGCGCCTTTCAGGATGACGGACATTTCGCGCCATACGAAATATCGTGCAGATCTGCCGCGTTTTATCATCGTTCCGACGATTGCCGTACACAGATGTGTTTTGCCGCAGCCGCTCTGACCGCCTATGAAAAAACTGCCGCTGTCCTGTTCGGCAAACTTCTGTGCCGCGTTTTTCAATGTCTCCTGCCATTTTTCCGTGCATTCAAAGTTCTTGAATGTGCAGCGCCGAAGCAGTTCTTCCATACCGCTGTCATGAATGCGGCGAAGCGTATCACGCGTTTTGAGGCACTTGCACTTGGCAAGTACCTCGTCTTCGTTCACTATTTTTTCGATGTATCCTTTGTTCTTGCAGATCGGGCAGTCAAATCCTTTCAGGCTGCCCTGTGTTGCGTTATATGTGTCTGCTTTCATCTGTAGGAATTCAGAATACGGCAGCGCCGTATTGATCGGCGGTATGTTCGGTATCAGTTCGTTCAGCCTCTGCATTTTGATTTTCCTCCCAGTCACGCCGGTTCAGCCATGTTTGTGCCAGCGGTATGAACTTTGTGTTGATGTGCTTCCAGTCCTTCGCCTTTGCCTGTCGGTTCAGTTCCGACATAATGTCCTGCAGGAGCTCGGGTGTAACTTTCAGCTTTTCAAATGTTTTTTGTGCTTTGGGCTTGCCTTCCTTTCGGGGATATGCTTTCCAGAACTGATCAAATAACTCATTGTTCGTTGCTGCTGCTTTTCTCATAATAACCCTCCTTTGAACTGAGCCTGCCCTCATACATCAGACAGGCACTGTATTTATCGACCAGAGTTCCGAGCCTGTAACAGTAAAGGTTATCGCTGCTTCCGAAGGAATACTTGCAGTTCTGGCAGCAGGTTATGTTCTCATCCATTCTCAGTGCCTCCGCCTTTGTGGTATACGCTGCTTTCCTCAGCGAGAAGTTTTGCAAGTTCAAGCTCCCAACGATACTGATAATCAGGGTACGGACGGTGAACCTCAGAGTGAGCAAGCTCAAGGATCTTTTTAAGTCTGTGGCATTCGTCATCATAAAGTGCGATCTGACGTATACCATTTTCAGCTTCATTTTCACGATCCTTCAGCTGCGTTTTCAGTTCTGTTACATAGGCGTTCGCCTCAGTTTCTGTCATCCACTTTCCGTCTATCCACATCAGTATTCACCTCGCAGTATCATATCGTTCGCAAGCCTTACCATACAGCAAGCGACACTATCAGTGCCCTTGCAATACTTTCTGCACGTTCCGAAAATGCAGCTGTTCGCACTGAGATAGTATAAATCTTTAGCTGTTTTCATCATCAGCACCTCCGACTTTCTCAGCATGAGCATCCTGAAACAGCAGACGGGTCAGTACGCTGATGAACTCAAGCGGATCATAGTGTGTATCTCCAAGCTGATTTACAACTAACTGAAAAGCATAAAGCATTGACAGAACAATTTCGTTTCCGTCCTCTGACTCAATCTGAGGGAAATTGTACAGTTCACGATTATCCTCATCCTTAAAGCAGTCCGTTATAGCGGTGACGAATTGCATTGTCATTTGTTTATCCATCAATATCACCTCCGGCAGCGATTATCTCAGTTTTCATGCCTCTGGCAACATTGACGGCAGCGTTGACCTTGGTTATCATGTCAGTGATTATGCTGTCGCTGATAATGCCGTCATGATTGACTTTCAGGATCGCGCATATGTTTTCCCATGCGGCAGCTTCGTTGATCAGATATGCGGTATCTGATGCCTCTTCTTCGGATAAACCTGCGTAAATTTCAAGGTTGTTTTTGTCTTTTTCAAAATCAATGCCCTTGACCTTCTTCAGCAGAACTTTCTTTGCCTTGTCATCACAGCTCAGACCATCGATTATTTCCGAAACGCTGCCCTCGCAGTATTCCCTGTGCCAGATCGCGGACAGGATTCGCTTTGCCGGGGCTTTCAGTGTATACTTAACTTCCTGTTTGACCATAGACGGATAAACTTTGCCAAATATAGCGGAAAGCAGCTCGCCTGCAACGACCGAAACGGTATCCGAAATTGTTACCGACGCTGTGTTGCCGCATGAACCTGCATAGCGTACTGACTTGACCTTGGTGTCCGTCAGTGCAGCTTCAGCTTTGACCTGAAGCTGTGCCTGAAGCTTGTCGTACTCAGATTCAAGTGCTTTTTCTTCCTGCTTTATGGCTGCCATACGGTCGATGATCTCTGCTATATTCATTATACCGCCTCCTTCATCTTGGCAGCGCAGGCAGTGCAGACGCACACATCCTTGTACTTGCGCACATTCCCGAATGCTCCGCAGAAACGACAGCGGTCGATATGCGGTCTTATCATCAGTGCGCCATTGCCGTCCGGTTCAAGGTCAACGGACATTCCCGGCTCCCAGCCCAACATTACGCGAAGGTCTTTCGGGATAGTGATCCCTGATTTGCTCGTGAGTTTTTTTGATGTCATAATGATCCTCCTATTCAATTATCAAATTGCTTGGTCTGCCATCATCAGTGCCGGGCGACCGTCCCCGGCAGACAGCGGAACACGTCCGCTGTTTCGGCTATTTTCTATATGTTTCTTCAAAAATTTTGTCATGCAGCTTGCTTAGTTTAACATACCTTTCATTTGATTTCTGAAATCCGTGCAGGATCTCCCGTGTTTCACTATCCCAGATAACACGGCGTTCTTTCGGTATCGCATTCATTTTTTCGTGCAGTTTTTCTTGGTGTTGGAGAATTTCATTCATCTTGTCCTCAAGCGTTCTCAGCCGCGCATTGGCTATAACCGATTCCCATATGATACCGATCGTCCGGTGTTTTATGTCCATGATAATTTTGATCAGTTCATCTTTACTGCACTCCTGAAGCAGCTTAATAAGATCGTCCATGCCTGTCCTCCTGTATGAAGTGCTTGCAGTTATCCGATGCGATCTGTCGGATCTTCTTCGGATAACTCTCGTTAGGCTTGATCCTGCAAACACGTTTGTGTATACAAGTGTCACATTTGATTTTCATAATCTTCCCCCGTAATGACGATCTGATAGCTGTGTATCTTTGCACCCTCGTCAAATCCCTTCCTGTAGATCTGCGGCTGTTTTACAGCCTTGAAATACTCGCACGCTGAATTCCAGCCTATATATCCGACCAGCCCCACAAGTGCAGGGAGAAGTATCTCCCCACCCATGTGAAGTTCACGCTCGCAGAGTGATCTGACCGCCATGTTGATGAGCTGCATCGCTGCTGCACCTGCGATCGCTGCAACAACTATTGTTTTTATGTATGTTTTCATTTCATCGTCTCCTTTGGTATCTTCCGTACTGTCCCTGTATGTCGGTGCTGTATGACCGTTTCTGTGCTTGTAGCCTTTACGATC